ACTTATTTAAAGATGGTTCTATAATAGGACTTAATGATAAATTACTACAGAAGTATGTTGAATGGACTGCTAATCGTAGATTAAAAGCGATTGGTTTCGATGCAATCTTTGATACTCCTATCTCTAACAATCCATTACCATGGACAGCACACTGGTTATCTTCTAAAGGTATGCAGGTTGCACCACAAGAGACAGAGGTTGAATCATATGTTGTTGGTAGTATCAAGCAAGATGTTAAGAAGGATACTTTTGCTGGTTTTAAACTATGAACAAACCTGATACTAAATTACATGAATGTATTTACGTAGCAGAAAAGATTATTCCTGCTGATATTTGTGATGTTATTGTTAAAGATATAGAATCGAGAGAGTGGATACCTCATACGTGGTATAATGTTCACAAAGATTCATTTCATTCTGAAAAAACAAAGGAACTTGATATTCAGGGTGCTACTCCAGAATTGCAAAAACAATTAGGGAAATTTATAATAGAAGCTGGTAGAAAATATGAAAAAAATTATGCATTTTTTACATTTGGTGATGGATCTCCAAATGTAATGAATAACTTTTGTCATGTTCGTTTTAATAGATACTCACCTGGTCAGATCATGCGTCAACATTTTGATCATATTCATTCAATATTTGATGGTACACAAAAAGGAGTGCCAGTACTTAGTTTTATTATGAATTTTAATGATGACTATGAAGGTGCTGATTTATATTTCTGGAAAGATAATGTGATCAAGTTAGGTAAGGGTGATATTGTTATGTTCCCTTCTAATTTCTTTTTTCCACATGGTGTGACTGAAGCAACAAAAGGAAAGAGATATTCAGGAGTATCATGGGCATGGTAGACGATTCCAACTGGAGAGAAGAGTACAAAGGATACACTTCTAGTAAGTATGAGTTAGATCTGCTTGAGAATGGTCCCAAGAGTCTATCCCAGTCATGGGTGATGGGAGCTCTATATAACAAATGGAAAAAGATAAAGGGTTATAAGGATCCTGAACCACCTGATTGTCAATCATCACTAAAAGAATGGGAGGAGAGTATTAAACAATATGAAAAAAATTAAATTTGTTATCGCACAAGACGGTACTGTAACTGAAGAGGTTATGGGTGTTAAAGGAACACAGTGTCTTGATCTTACAGAAAAGATTGAGGAACAATTAGGAACTGTCAAGTGGAGAAAAGAAACACAAGAGTATTATCAAACCGTTACCACAGAGGAAAATGTCACACTTCAGCACGATCAAAACTAAAATAAAAAAGAGACCTCAATTAGTTGAGGCATTGGAATTGTTACAGTATAATGTTAAAGAAAATCAAGACCTCGTTATTACAAATCCTGACCATGCTGAGGATCACCCTGTGGTTCGGGCAGAAGTTGCTGTATCAAATGATATTGGATTCCGTTGGAACGAAAAGACGGAGACTTATGATCTATACTCTGATCATTCTACTTGGGATCTTGATGTTCCAGTAAGTAGGTTCATAGATAAAGTAACCCAACAGTATGCTAGGATGACAATCCATGATACTATCAGTCAGATGCATGGTTATTCTGTGGCTGAGGAGTGGGAAATGGATGATAATTCTATTGAAATAGTAGTCACAAATTGGGAATCTAAATAGGAGATAGTGAAATGAAACTTTTAGGATGGAAGCCACCACAAAGACCCCAGTGGATAAAGGCATATATGAAAATGCCTGGCAATATAAGGGTACAGCTTTTACTTCTGACGATATTGGCGACTTCTTCGGTTACGTCTACAGGATTACTAATCTTCAGTCGGGTAAACAATACATCGGAAGAAAATATTTTACCAGTCGTAGAAAGCCTAGAGGTGGGAAACGCAGAGTTACGAGTGAGAGTGACTGGAAAAAGTACTACGGAAGTTCTGAAGAACTTAAATCCGATGTTAAAAGATTGGGCAAATCAATATTCAAAAGAGAAATCCTTTCGCTCCACAGAACTAAAGGAAGAGTAAATTTTGAAGAGACAAAACAGTTGTTCCTCAACAATGTCCTTTCAGAAGCATTGAGTGATGGGACACCTGCATATTATAATAGTAATATCTTAGGACGTTACTATAGGAAAGACTATTTTAAAGAACAATGTTAAAAGTAAAGTGCCGTGTATGTGGTAAGACATTAGTTGGATCAGGATGTTGCGGCTGTCCTAATATGACCACTATAAGAGATGATCATGTTACTGCAAACGATTTAGATTTAGTTACGTTAGAAGAATCTATTAATAATGTTAAGAAATCAACACTTTTCTCTCCTGATGACCTAAAATACCAAGAGGCTCGTCGTAAAAGAAAAGTCCGTAAACTAACATTCGAGGAAAGATGATCAATTTGGATGAAAAATTTCACAATTACTTAGAGAAGGGTGGTAAGACCTTTAGAATTGATGGTGTCAATGAACCACTGACAGGATATGGTTACCATTGTGATGGTTCGGACATTATTGGTTATTGGGTTAATACAGTAAACTATAAATTGTTTTATAATTTGAATGAACAGTTCCTTAAAATGGAATCTCTTAATAAACCAAAATGAAAATCTTTTTAGACACCGCTGAGGTGGATCAAATCGTTGATGGATATAAGACTGGATTGGTTGATGGTGTCACCACTAACCCCACTCTTATACTCAGGTCAGGAAGGCAACAGAGTGATGTGATCGAAGAGATCTATCAAGCATGTCCTAACCTTGAATCCATCTCTGCTGAGGTAGTTGCTGAGACTGCTGAAGAGATGGTAGAACAAGCACAACCTTACATTGCCCTCAGTGATAATGTTACAATTAAAGTACCTTGCACACGTGAGGGATTAAAAGCTTGTTATGAATTACACAATGATGGTATATTAACTAATGTAACTCTTGTGTTCTCAGTATCACAAGCAATACTTGCTGCAAAGGCAGGTGCTACTTATGTTTCACCATTCGTGGGACGTGTAGATGATAATTCTTTTGGAGGTCTATGCCTTGTAAAAGACATCGCTAATACATATAAGAGGCATGATGTTGAGACACAAATCCTTGCTGCTTCTATTAGAAATGTCAGGGATGTAGGTAGAGCCTTTGAGTATGGTGCAAATGTATGTACTATACCTGTTAAAGTCTTCGATAAGATGTATGATCATGTCCTAACTCGTGAAGGGTTAGAACTGTTTAATAACGATTATCTTGCGGCTAAAAATCAAACATGATCTCTTTAATTGTATACTCTAAACCAGACTGTCCTTATTGCGAAAAATTTGTCGCAGTAATGAAACATCAAGAATTAACATTTGTTGAATACAAACTTGGTAGTCAATTTTCTCAGAAAGAATTTTATCAGGAGTTTGGTGAAGGTGCTACCTTCCCACAGGTTGTGTTAGATGGATACGGAGACAGGTTACATTTGGGTGGTTGTCAAGACTCAATTAACTACTTGCAAAAAGAACAAATTTGTTGTACAATATGATTGAAATTACAGAAGAAGAATTTCAAGGTGACATTGATAAGTATACCTCTCGTATACAAGACGGTGAAGACTTTCTTGTTCGTAAAAAAAATGGTAATGCTTACTTAGCAATTGACCTAACGAAATTTGACCACGCTCCGTGTGATATATGATACAAGCGATACTAAAGAACGAACTTTACATGGGTTACATCTTTGGTATCATGATACTAGGTGGATTTATTCGTCAATATCATGTACTAGATGATGTCTACTCTTTAATAAAAAGATATGTCAAGGATAACCGAATCCTTATTATTCTTACTAGTATTTTCGGTGGTGTTCTTCCTATTCCTGGAAGAGTTGCACTCTCAGCACCTCTTCTTGATGCAATAGCACCACCAGATAAGAGGAAGAGAAGTGCTTTTGGTATTATTGATTATCTTTCTACTCATCATTACTATTGGTGGAGTCCACTTGAAAAAACTGTGGCACTACCTATGGCAGTTATGGGTATAAGTTATTGGGGATTCCTGAGTTATACTATAGTACCTCTTATTATATGCCTAGCATATACATGGTGGTATATATTTTCTAAGGTTGATCCTCACTCAGTTGTACCTGATTTAAGTAACATCAGGGACTTCAACTGGATTAGAGCATTGAGAGGATGGGCTCCTTTCATTGCTACATTATGGTTCTTACTTGCAACAGGTAAAGGTGGAGCAATCTTCTTCTTTCCTTGGTTTGGTGCTATGGCATGTTACTATAGTATCATTTGTAAAGATTGGAACTGGGGTAAATACCTTGATGGAAAGTTTGCTATCATCGCAGCAGTAGTTCTTGCTCTTGGCGGTGTAGTTAAACAGATTCATGGACCTGTAATGGAATATCTTAAGGGTGCAGATCCTTCTATGATTATTCCTGTCTCTATTGTTGCAGCAGTTGCAGCATGGATCATGGGTTCATCAGGTAAATACGCTGGTATGACATCTGCTCTCGTAGCAATCTTTGGTCCTCAATATCTCGTGTGGTTTTTAGCTACAGAATATTCAGGTTACCTCTTGTCACCAGCACATAAATGTCTTATGATAGGACAACAATACTTTGGTACACCTATCCGCAAATACTATAAGGTACTTGGTGGATTGTGTGCTTGGTTAATAGGTTATGCATTTTTAACAACATTCATGGTATAAAAAATATGTCTTGTAACGATATTAGAAAGCACTTACTTGCTGCTGAAGAAGAACTTCGTGCAGCGTTTGTGGAATCTTTGGAACAGAAAAACGATGAGAATCTTAGTATGCTTGTCGAATGTTTGAATAGTGTTAAGGATGTCCTTGCATGTACTCCAATTAGAAAGGTAGATAATATATCTGACTACTATAGGAATAAAGCAGAGCACGATTTTAAATTGGGTGGAGACTTGGATGCATTAGATAATGTTATCAAATTTCCCACAAATGACACAGGAATATTAACACATGACACAGGAATATTAGATGATTTAATCACAGGTGATATAAACATAGACACTTCTGAATATGAGAATAATGTAACTTTCACACCAGATCCTGCTGCGTGGGGTACTAATGATGTGATTACTTTTAGTGATGATTCCGATGACAAACCACCAACTGTATCCTAATCCATGTTCTTTTAAATTAATCGAAGAGGTTAATGGAGATAAGGTTGTAAATCATTTTACAGTCGAAGAAAGATGTGGTGAATTTTATTATGATTATAATGGTGAGGAGTATGGTCCTTATGAGTATCTTGATGACGCTGTGAAAGCAGCGTCTCAATTTATTCTTCCAGGTGATATTACTGAATGGGAATATGAATAGATTATTTGACTATGAAGGATTAAATTTAGGAGAGATACGTGCTTTTCAATATCCCAAAGCACGAGAAGAGAATGGTCTGTTGCATAGAATTATATGTGACAACAGTGTCACCAAAGATAAAGGAGCATTGATGACCAAGTGGGATTGTTTTAAGGTAGAAGAGTTTGTTAAAATTGCAGAGTATGCACAGAGTTTAGTAGATAGACCCACTGAGTTAGTAGATCTGTGGGGTCAGGTATATAGAGAAGGACACTTTCAAAAATTTCATAATCATATTCATAATGATTGGGCATTTGTATACTATGTTAATACACCAGAAGGTTCATCACCTATAGTATTCAGAGAGATTCGTAAGAGGATAAGACCAATAGAAGGTATGATGATAATGTTTCCTGGTTGGGTTGATCATTATGTACCACCTAACCAATGCAATGGTCGTAGTATAGTAGCAGGTAATCTGGTTTATTCATAAATACTTCTAGCTCAGAGAAAGTGTCTTCAGGACTAGAAGTATATGTCAAAAATTCTTGCAAATCAGATTGCCAACTACGCTGATAACTCACCCATAGAGCTGAAAGAAGGTCTGAATATTCCTGCTGGCAAGGAACTTCAAGCAGGTGGAACTTTTGGAACATTAGGACAAGTACTGAGTTCTACTGGCACAACTATACAATGGACAAACCCTTTCAGTGGAAATTATCAAGACTTAACTAATAAGCCTACAATTCCAGCAGCACAAGTCCAGTCGGATTGGAATGCTACATCTGGAATTGAAGTAATAAAAAATAAACCATCCATACCAGGTGTCCCTAGCGTGACTGTTGCGTCTGCTAGTGGCGGTGGTAATTTGTCGTATAATGGTGGTAACGGAGAATTTACATACACCCCACCAGACCTTAGTAACTTTCTAACATCATTAGGTGCTGCTGCTGGAGTTACCACTCAGAAGATTACTAATTGGGACAA